TCTTAGTCAAATCAAGGTAATATCTTTTCGTGAAAAAAATGATTGGATGCTAGAGACAAAATATAATATTGGCAAAAGAAGAGAAGCGTAATATATTTATTGACTAACAACTCTCTTTATGATATAGTTCTATAATGGACTTTTATACTAATGTTATCCAATGGGGCAACAGCCTACTTATTCGCGCAGTCGAAAACAATCAACGTATCAGAAAGAAGATTCGTTATGAACCAACACTGTTTGACCTTGTAAACGAACCTACAGGGTATAAAACCCTAGACGGTAGGCATGTTCGCCCCAACAAGTTTGATTGTATTCGTGATGCCAAAGACTGGTATAACGACAGAAAAGATCAAGATATCGTATTTGGCAACAATCAATACAGTTATTGTTATATCTCTGACCAACATCCAAATGATGTTCAGTGGGATATCGATAAACTACTAATTGTAACAATTGATATTGAGGTTGAATGTGACAATGGTTTTCCAAATCCTAAAGATGCATCTGAACCATTACTTTCAATCACGATAAAAAACCATCAAGATAAAGGAATCAAAGTCTGGGGCTTGCATCCTTATGATAATCATCGTGAAGATGTAATTTATGTTCAGTGTCGAGATGAACGTGATTTGTTTGACCGTTTTCTTTTTGATTGGGAATGTATGTGTCCAGATGTTATCACTGGCTGGAATACAGAGTTCTTTGATATTCCTTATCTCTGTAATCGCATCAAGAATATCTTTGGTGAAGAATCAGTAAAACGTCTATCACCTTGGAAACAAGTTCAGGAACGCGAAGTCTATCAGATGGGACGTAAGCATCAGGTGTATAACATCTATGGTGTTGCTGCTCTTGATTACTTTGACCTGTATCGTAAGTTTACATACACAAACCAAGAGAGATACACTCTTGATCATATTGCCTTTGTTGAACTAGGCGAACGTAAAGATGGTAATCCTTTCGATACTTTCAGAGAATGGTATACAAAGGACTGGCAGTCATTTATTGATTATAACATCACTGACGTGGAGCTGGTTGATAAGTTAGAAGACAAGATGCGACTGATTGAGTTGTGTCTCACTATGGCTTATGATGGCAAGGTAAACTATATTGATGTTCTTGGAACAGTTCGGTACTGGGACAATGTAATCTATAATCATTTACGAGAAAAGAATATTGTTATTCCTAGAAAAAAGGAATCAGAGAAAAGTGAAAAGTTTGAAGGTGCCTATGTTAAAGATCCACAAGTTGGTATGCACAAATGGATTATGTCTTTTGATTTGAACTCTTTGTATCCTCACCTTATTATGCAATACAACATCTCTCCAGAGACTTTGGTAAATAGTGAAGATGGTATTGTTGAGGGTATGGTTGATAAGATTCTTGAAGGCAAAACTCAGAACAAGACAAAATATTGTATGACTCCAAACGGCGCATTCTTTCGAAAGGACATAAAAGGATTCTTGCCTCAACTGATGGAAAATATGTACAATGATAGAGTCAAGTATAAGAAACTTACACTCGAAGCTAGACAGAAGTTTGAGGACACTGGAGATAGAAATCTCCTTAAAGTTATCTCTCGTTACAACAACATCCAAATGGCAAAGAAGATATCACTTAATTCTGCTTACGGCGCAATTGGTAATAATTGGTTTCGGTATTATGATCTTATGGTTGCTACGGCAATCACAACTTCTGGTCAGTTATCTATTCGATGGATTGAAAAGAGTATCAACATTTATCTTAACAAGATTCTTAAGACAAAAGGAATTGATTACGTTGTGGCATCTGATACAGATTCGGTATACATCACTTTTGACAAACTTGTTGATCAGTTGTTTGACGAGGGAACGGAGACTAGTAAAGTTGTCGCCTTCTTGGATAGACTTGCAAAAGAGAAGCTGGAACCATTTATTGATAACTCTTATAAGGCTCTTGCTCAAACCATGAATGCATATGCCCAGAAGATGGAAATGGGCAGAGAGGCAATTGCAGACAAAGGTATCTGGACTGCAAAGAAAAGATACATTTTGAATGTTCATGATATGGAAGGTGTCAAGTACAAAGAACCTCAGCTGAAGATTATGGGTATCGAGGCAGTCAAGTCATCAACTCCTGCTCCGTGTCGTGAGAAGATTAAGTCGGCACTCAAGATTATTATGAGTGGTGATGAGAAGATGCTAAATACTTTCATACAGGATTTTCGTGAAGAGTTCATGAGTCTTGACCCGAAAGAGATTGCGTATCCAAGAAGTTGTAATGGTGTGAGAAAGTTTAGGGGTGAATCATCGTTGTTTGGTAAGGGTGCTCCTATTCATGTGAAAGGTGCCATACTGTATAATCATCTGGTGCAAAAACAAAAACTACAGAGCAAGTATCCTCTTATACAAGAAGGTGACAAAATTCGTTTTCTTCATATGAAACAACCAAACATCTATCAGTCATCGGCCTTTTCTTTTATGACAGAAGTTCCAAAAGAACTTGACATCGTGAGCAAAATAGATTATGATATACAGTTCGAGAAAAGTTTTATTGAACCGTTGAAGTTCATCACAGAAAAGATACTCTGGCACATTGATGATAGTTATGGTTCACAAGGTTCTTTGGAGGATTTTTTCGGATAAAACTATTGACTTTTATATGTATACTAGTGTATACTAATATGTATAGTAATTGGATGTTCCCTTTACTATTAAAAAGGTAGAATGTTTCTGCCTAGTCATAACCAGTAGGAGAAAAACTCATGACTAAAATTATGTTTGATGTTAACAAATCACTCGCTGAGTGTCCACCCGAAATCTATTATTCGCAATTAGGAACTGATGGTAAACCACTATTTCCCGGCATCAGTTTTAAGAAACGACTTGTTTTAAATCGCAATAGAGAAACAGGAGTCGTTACATTTCGTCCCAAAGATCAAATTCGTGAAGAAGATGCTGGAGATGATCGTGTAGCTGTTGTAGAAGGGTCTTACAAGAATGTTGGGTTTCTTTATAGGAAAATTCCACAGGCCGTTATTGTAGACCCAAATAATCCAAAACGATTTCTTGGCGTAGTAGGTTTTGGTCGAGATGAAGCACAAGAAAATCTTGATTGGGAATCAGCAATTTATGATGTTATCGAATATGATAAGCCTATTGATCTTGAATCATTTAAGGTCAATTCAAATGATGATGAAGATCATGTTCCAGCATTTCCGAATACTAAAGCTACTCTTATAAAATCAGTTGTTAATGCAATTGATAAGAAGGTAATCGCTGATGACGATGATGCCATTCTTGCATACTTGAAGCGTATTGCACGAAGCAAACCAAAGTGGCACAAGCCTATTCTTACGACTATTCGTAAGGAACATATCTCTCGCTGGCCGACGATGACAGCTTTCAGCACTGCTCGAGCAAAGAGAGAAGCAATTCGATTAAACCTTCCCTTTGAAGGTAACAAAAACAAGAAAAAATCTTCGTTAGGATATGCTCGAAAGTTTACTTCATTGAAAAACTTTTTTTGGGACGGTCTGACCATGAGCGTGAATTATGGGTGGCAAAAGGTTTATCTTTCTACTTGGGTTGATGAACCAAATCCACAAAGTCTTCCCACAGATCGTAAAAAAATCAAAGAAGAATTTGATAAAATGGAAGGTATGTTTGACATATGGGTTTCACACTATCTTGATATGCCTATTGAAGAGGTTCGAGAAAAGAGTGAAGGAAGATTTCCTCTTATATTCAATGGTTTTTTTGCTCAAGATGAGGAGAAACAAACTGACGATGGTGGGGTTCCCAAAGAAGTTGATCTTGTTGGTGATGATGGGAAGCCATGGAAACGTCTTGATGTATAAACCATACACACTAAAAGACGTATATGATGCATCTTCACAAGAGAAGTTCAAAGTCATCTCCACCTTTGCGGGTGGAGGTGGTTCTTCCACTGGTTATCGTTTAGCCGGTGGTAAAGTGCTTTGTATGAATGAGTTTGTTGAGGAAGCACAAAAGACTTACGCAGAAAACTATCCAGAGACAATTATTTTACCTGGCGATATCAAAGAATTATCTGGTGAAAACTTTCTGAATGCAACTGGTCTTGATGTTGGAGAACTTGATATTCTTGATGGTTCTCCACCTTGTTCTGCTTTCTCTGTTGCAGGTAAACTATCACATAATGTTTATGAAGAAGAACACGTTGATTTGTTTGGAAACGTCACTATAGAAAAAGTGCCAGGCAAACACTCTGATGGTTGGGGCCAAACTAAAAACTATTCTGATGGTAAGATGGTAGAAAATATTGAGGACTTGTTCTTTGAGTTTCTACGTGTTGCTAAATATATTAAACCAAAGGTGATTGTTGCAGAGAACGTAAAAGGTTTGACTATCGGTGAAGCCAAAGGTTATCTCAATAAGATTTTGAATACCTTTGAAGAGATTGGTTATGATGTTTGTCATCAAGTTTTGGACAGTAGATATTATGGTGTTGCACAAACAAGAAGTCGTGTAATCTTTATTGGTGTGCGTGAAGATGTTGCAGCAAAGGCTGGATATAACTTTATGAACATCTCTCAAATATTTCCAGAACCAAGCAGAAATGTAATGACAGTCAAAGATGTGATGGTTGGTTTGGAATACGATGATGAAGAGGTGAAGTATCTTACCGATAAGTTTACCAACACAGCATACTGGAAACAGACAGGTAGTAAGATGGAAGTTGATCCACCTAAAGTTTTAACAGGAATGGATTATCATCCTAAAGGTCATCACTTTAATCTTAAGAGAGTTTCACAATATCAACCTGCACCAACCATTACTGCAATGGGTTCAGCAGATACTACTGCTGGTGCGTTTCATTGGAGTGAACCAAGAAAGTTGACATTGGGTGAACTAAAGCGTATAATGAGCTTACCTGATAATTTTATTCTTACAGGTAAATGGAATCAGCGTGCCGAACGCTGTGGTAGAATGGTTCCACCTTTGATGATGAAGAGTATTGCCAATTCTGTATATGAAAAGGTATTGGAGAAATATAATGGCTGATTTTACATTTGCTCACAGACAAGAAGGTTTTGATGAGCATATCGATTGGAGTATTCGTGGATACAGCAATCTTCTTGGTGATGTGATTAGTTTCTCAAGATATTTTGTTGAGGATAATACGAATGTGGTTGACATTGGTTGTTCTACAGGTAAAACAACAGAGAAAATGTTGTTGCACAATCAAGACCACTGCAAAAATGCAAAATATGTTGGTATAGAAATCGCTGAAGGATTCTATGATAGTCTAGATGATAGGTTAGATTCTTTGACAAACAATGAACCTTGGGCTCAGGTTGAGTTTATTAAGGATGATGTGAGACATTACAGTTTTGACAACTGTTCTCTTGTGACGTCTATCTTTACTCTACAGTTTATGCCAAAGAGACATCGCCAAGAAGTCATCCAAAACATATACAATGGTTTGAACGATGGTGGTGCATTCCTCTTTTCTGAAAAAATATATACAGAGGATGCGTTCATTCAAGACATGCTCACATTTAATTACTATGATTTTAAACGTCAGAATTTTGACGCACAAGATATCATGGACAAAGAGATAACTCTTCGTAACATGTTAAAACCAAATACTTGGTCAGAGATTGAAACAATGCTTAAATCTGCTGGTTTCAAAAGTGTTCAAGTGTTCTGGCAGAACTTTTTATTTCTAGGAGCAATTGCAATCAAATGACAAATAATTTTTTGAAGGACATTACAAAATTAAATGAGTATGCCAGTGTTGTTGCAGACGGCACTGACTTTGATACTGATATTTTTATTGATACAGGTAGTTATATTCTAAACGCACTTATGAGTGGTTCTATTCACGGCGGACTTCCATCAAATAAAATCACTGCACTGGCTGGTGAGTCTGCCACAGGTAAGACTTTTTTCCTGATGGGAATCGTCAAGAGTTTTCTTGATAAGAATCCGAATGCTGGTGTTATCTATTTTGAATCAGAAAGTGCAATTACAAAACAGATGGTAGTTGATAGAGGTATTGACCCAAACAGAATGGTGCTGATGCCTGTCACCACAGTTCAAGAGTTTCGCACACAGGCTATCAACATTCTTGATGGTTATCTTTCACAACATGAGTCAGAACGCCAACCTTTGTTTATGTGTCTTGATTCACTCGGTATGTTGTCCACTACCAAAGAAATAGAAGATACTGCTGACGGCAAAGAAACTCGTGACATGACTCGTGCACAAGTTCTAAAGGCTGCCTTTCGTGTTCTGACTTTGAAACTTGGTCGTGCTGGTGTTCCTCTTGTTGTAACGAATCATACATATGAAACTATGGGGCTGTTCAGTTCAAAAGAAATGGGCGGTGGTTCTGGTCTGAAGTATGCTGCATCCTCTATCGTCTATTTGTCCAAGAAGAAAGACAAAGATGGTAGTGAAGTTGTTGGTAACATCATTCATTGTAAGAACCACAAGTCTCGTTTGACTGTAGAAAACAAAATGGTTGATGTGAGACTATCATATAGTAAAGGTCTTGATCGTTATTATGGTTTGCTTGACCTTGCATTGAAGTATGATATATTCAAGTCTATGAGCACTCGTATTGAA